TATTTGACCCTCAAACTTAAAGCTATAACTAGAAAACTTAGAACTATTTGGAGATATTTTATTAAATTCTACATTTGTTATATCCTTTGAAGCTGATTTTAGTAATTTACCAAAATCATTTATTAATTTTTCGGAAGTATCTCTGTTTTTCTGAACAAGTTGTAACCTATACTCCCTAACTGATTTTAAAACTTTTCCTGGTTTTCCAGCAGGAGCAAGAGGTGCTACATGAAAATTGTATGGTTCTAGTATAGAATTGAAAAACTTTCCTATTTTTAGGTAATGTTCTGTGCTTAAAGCCATAAATTCTCCTCAGTGATGGAGTATTTATACTTTCACAGATAGTGTAAGTACCCACCAATAATATACTTGGTGGTGTCTACTGGCCGACTAGCAATATGTGGGTGTGTCCACAAAGGTGGGAATATGAGCAGTTTACCTTCTCTAGGCTGAACTTTGACCTTAGGTGGTACATTTTTGTTGAGTTGAAACACGGTTTCACCACCCTCAAAAACATCATTTAGGTACCAAAAAAACACAAGGAATCTTCGAGCAGAATCGTGGTTCTCTACGTCTACATGAAACTGTATTTCATCTTTATCGTTAGGTAAGTAACGTTTCATTCTCAATTCTTCGAACCCGTATTCTTGAGGCCAAGCCATTTCATCTACACCAACATCCTTTTTATATACTTCAACATAGGTGTGTAGAGTAGACATGAGATAGTCTATCTCTTTTTTCCAAGAATTTGAATTTTGATTTAGATTAATTTCTGTAAATGACCTGTGACCATCAAGCACAACATTCTTTTGTTGATCAACATTTTTTTCAAACTTGTCTATTGTATTTCGGCAAAGTATTGGTGGTAAAACATTATCGTATGTTCTCACGTAACTCATACTTTGAATCCTCCAAACTTGTTCTTCATCTCAGACATTCTTTCACGATCACCAAAACTGTTCAATGGTTTATCATCAACTTGGCCAGAATCCACAAGGTCTTCTTGTGCTGACTGTTCAACATCATACAGTTTCATTTTAGCCCTGTCAATACCCACGACAAATCTTTTGAAATAGTTCGGATCATTGTATCGATTCTTTAGTTGCTTAATTAGTATCTGATTCAATTGTTGCAACTCTTCGGTACTTATCAAAGCAAACATAAAATCGGCTGTTGCTGGTAGACCAAAAGACTCACTGGTGTCCTCAAGACCAGGATCGCTGGAGGTGAAGCCAGAACGTGTCGTTTGTGTAGCCGATACTATCGGCACTTCAAACTCAACCGCAAGACCCCTAAGTTCTTCCGCAATAGCCTTAATATAAGAATAACTATTTACGTTAGCACCGGGCTTGATTCTGGCACTTGCACAAATGTTAAGATAGTCAATGAAGATGATGTCAGGTTTGAAACTCTTTTTGAGTTGCAATTCATTTAACAAAGCACGGAAGTGCAACGCTGAAGCGGCAGCGGTCGGATATTCTTTGATAATAAGTTTACCATGTGTTTTGACTTTGAGTGCAGAAAATTTTCGATCATAGTCTTGTTTGCTGATAGCATTCAAGTCTGCAATATCAATGTTCAATAGATTGGCATCAATACGTTCCGCAATTCTTTCTTCTGCCATTTCCATCGTGATATACAAAACGTTCAAGCCTTGTGACAGACAAGAACCTGCAACGTGACACATGAACAAAGATTTACCAACACCTGTGCCTGCAAGTGCAATGTTCAAAGTTTTCTTTGGCAAGCCACCTTTGGTAATCTTGTTGAACAAATCAAGATCAAATGGTATCTTCGTTTCATGACGATGATAAAAATCAAATCGATTATCAGAATCATCAATGTAATCGTGACCAACAGAATTATCGAATGATACACCAAGAGCATCAGACAGCATCTTTGGTATCATACCTTTGTCTTCTTTATTGTTCCTATCATCAAGAATCTTAACAGACTTCATGATTGCATTGTAAATTGCTTTATCTTGGCAAAACTTTTCAGTTTGCATGATAAGCCAATCTACATCTGTAGGATCATTTTTGTCCGCATTGATTTCACGAATCATTTCAACCGCTTTTCCGACTTGTTCTTCAGTTAGTCGGCGTGATTCTGTGAAGTTGATGATGAGTGATTCGTATGTAGGAAGATGTTTGAATTGATTTATGTGGTCGTTAATTTCCTCAAACAGATTTTTTTCTGTTGAGTCTGTGAAGTATTCAGTCTTTAAAAAAGGAATGATTTTTCTTGCATAGTCCTCATTAAATATCAAATTCTTCAGGATCGTAGTCTCTAGGCGCTTCATAATTCTTTGAGGTTAAAATTTCAGTTAGTATGTCACCGATGAGTGTATGAAACTCAGGGTCTTGTGTTAAATCGTCTATTGGTATTTTTGGTGAAGAGACTATCGTATAAGCAAATGTCATTTTTGCATGATCGTCTTCTTCAGAAATTCTCACCTTACCATAATGATAAAGAACTCCCTGGTAGGTACCTTTTAAGATACCAATACCAGTTTTGAATCCATCATCAGAATCAAGAAGTGTGAAATCTTCATTAATTTGTGGCTTCATCTTCCTCTTCCAAAACGGCATCTTCTCCAAGAATGCTGCTATAAGTGATTTCATATCTCTTCCTTACATATTCTTTGAAATTTTCATTTGCAAGAATATCTTTCCAGAACTCTTCAGTTTGTGTATCAGCAAATCGTTTCTTCTCAAGAACTTCACCCGTATCTTGGTCTACTTTAGCGTACCAACCATTGCTTGGCTTAGTGACGAAATTACCTTCGAGTGCAATATCCAATAGACCAGACCACTTGTTAATACCACCGTCAAAGGATACAGTAACCGGTATTTTAGATTTTTCTCTGACATATCTTGATTTTTCTACATTGATGATGAAGTTATAGCCGACAATCTCTGTACCATCTTTGTCTTGTTGACGGCCAAGAATCCAGATTGTGTCTGCTGAATAATAAGAACCTGTGCCACCACCAACGATGTCTTTCGGGAACATACCAATCTCTTTGTATGTGTGATTGACAACAACCATTGGAATGTCTTTGATTGTCAAATGTGGTGTGACCATACGGAACAATGACTTCATCTGTTTCGCACGACTCATATCAGCAACAGATTTACCTTCAATTGAATCTTCAACTTCTTTCTTTGATGCAAGATTACCAATTGAATCAAGCACGATAATTACTTTATCATCTTTTTCAATGTTTTGCAACTGATTCATGATATCATGTTTCAATTGTTCAACATCAGTAATTGGTGTGTGAAGAACACGTTCAGTGTCAATGCCAAATGCATCAAAGTACGATTGTGGCGTACCGAACTCTGAATCGTAAAACAATACAACAGCATCATCATACTTCTTCATATATGATTTTGCCATTAACAATGCAAATGCCGTCTTAAAGTGTTTTGATGGACCTGCAAACATCGTTAGACCTGGTGTCAAACCACCGTCTAGATTACCCGACAATGCCACATTGACGATAGGCACATCGGTTTGAATCATATCCTTTTCAGTAAAAAACTTTGATTTAGAAAGCACCGATGTTTCTTTAATTGTCGATGCTTTCTTTAGTTTATCAAGTACGCTCATTCATATCTCCAATATCTGCAATTTTGTCTTTTGGTATTACCGTATGCTTATCATCTACAAAAAATGATTCTAACGTGCGTGACGGTGTGCTGTCAAGTTTTTTCTTCTTTACAACCTTTTTAATTGTTTCAGGTTCATCTTTCTCTTCTTTGATTCTACGATATGTTTGATTTGCCGCAATTAACAATAACACCGCTAATGGATCAAATACAATGATAATCACAAAGATTACCAATCGAACTGCCTTATCAATCAAGTCTCTATCTTGTGTGCCATATACTACTTCTGCCACGTATTTGATCGGTCCCAAATCTGATTCAGCCTTTTTAATTTCCAAGGATAAAGGCATCTTTTCGGCCGTAAGGTTTTGTATCTCTTGCTGAAGCCTTGCATTCTCTTTAGCGATTCTCTCACGGTCTTTCTGTTGGGCTTTACGTAGTTGTGCGGATTTCTCAGCACCCTTCTCGTCTTTAGTCCTGCCCATGATTTGATCGACAGCATCATCATACTGACTAAGGTTTTTGTCATTCCTTTCAATGGTCGCTTGGATTGCCTTAATCTTTTCGTCATAGATTTCTACCTTTGCTACTTGTGGTGCTATTGTTGATGAATGTTCAATGTGTGCCTTTGATAGATAGCCAAAAATTCCCATTGAGGTAATTCCCATCAAAAGGACCACAGCAATGAGAAAATATAGTTTGAGTGCAGAGAATGTTGTTTTCCAGTGATTATACACCCATGATACAGTTACCAGTTTTGCTGCTTCAAGTACAGAACCCATGATAATAATTGGCCAGTATGAGCCAGGGAATATCTGTGCAAGACCAATCACCGAATAATATGCGGCAATACTCGATAAAGCAAGTGCAGTTAAAAATGGTAGTATAACGTGTATCATGGATTATTTTTGGAATGTGGCACATCAAAAACAAATGTTATTCTGTCAACGTCACCGACATTCAAAGTTCCGTGTAGTTCTTTGTTATTAAACCAAAGTAAAGTTCCAGGTTCAACGATAACTGATTCATCACCAACAAAATATTCATATCTACCTTGTATTGATAGATGATAACGATCTTTTGTCAGATAATAAGTTCCTTCATCAATATGTCTACCGACTGTTTGACCAACACCCAACTTCAAAAAGCCACAACGACAAAACTTTTTGAAATGTCTTTTGAGAAAACTTATGATCTCTGTGTGATGTTTGTATGCTGGTGTTTGAATACATATTTCGCTGTCACCAACAAACTGATCTTCTCTTTCTAGACCAGCCATGACCAATTGAAGTACATCGGTTGTAACAATATACTTCTCATGGTCAAGCTGTTCGGTGCCTTTTACTTTCTTTTGATTACCCCAATCTTCTGGGTACTGCTGCAACTGTTTCAATATTTTTGAAACATTAATGCCTGTTCTGATTATACGAATATTTTTCATGAAAAGAAACTCTCAAGTGTATACTGTCTCTCAGTTTTCCAGCCGATACAGTCAAGTATCAATTTAATTGGCTCAAGAAATGTTTTCTCAAATTGAGTTTCGTAATCAATATATTCCTGTAATGCGAACTCTTTTGGTAATCTAGTTGGAAACGAAACAACCATATCTCTAAAAGGATTTGGTGTTTTGAGATAGGTAAATTTCAACTTTTCACCTTCTTGTATCAAAGGATACTTAGTCAACAGATTATGCTGTTTAAGGAAATGATTATACAGTATCGCACCTTTCACATGAATAGGTGTACCTTTCTTGTATATTGTAGCAGAATCAGTATACTCTTTCAAGCCATTGCAGCCACGTGGAAAAGAAATATCTTCAACGGGTAACTTGCGAAACTCTTCTCTGAAATCGGCAACGAACTGTTGTACCGTTTCTTCATCAGTATTCACAATCAAATCGACCAATTGATACATTTTGGCACGTACAGCAGTGGGTGTAGATGACTTGACCATCTCAAGACCCATGACCTTGAGTTTTGGTTTGGCATACTGAACACCTTCATTGTTGTACACATTCAGAATGTAACGTTTCTTTGCAGTCCATATACCCTTATCAGACAAGCCTTCACGTTTCATTTGCATCTTTTGGTCGAACGCATGAACATATTCAGCAAGTTCCTGATAACTCTTATCAATATATGGTTGAATTTTCTCTTCACAGATTTTGTCCATGAAGGCGATAACTTTCTGAGTTTCTGGTTTTTCTTTATACACAGAGTCAACCAGTGGACCAAGATTGAGATAGATAGAATCTGTATCCGAAGCAATAACATAGTCAGTATTAGATTTTAAAATTTTATTCAAGTAATCGTTGAGTTTGTTTTCAATCCAACGAATCGATAATTGACCTGCCTGTGTAACGGCAAGTGCTTGGCGCAAATCATAAAATCTGAAATACTGAGAACCCATTGCACCGTAGGCTGAGTTTAGAGAAACTTTCTTTGCAAGTTGTAGATTGTTATATCTTGCAATTAACTTTTCAATTTCTTTTTTTCTACCTTTGTCCTTTTCATTTTCATAGTCTTGCTGCTCTTTCAACATCAACTTCTTAAACTTTTTGCGGTCTTCATACATCTCAATCATCATTGCTGGCAGGAAACCTTGTTTATCTGTACGAAAGAATTGACCATTTGGTGTAACTGTCACATCCTTCAACATACTTGTATCAAGTTTTTTGTCGAGCAAACTTTCTACCGATGCTTGTGTTGAAATGCGGCGCATGTCATCTGTGTAATCATCTTTCTCAACCAATGTTTCTGGTGAGATATTGTATTGCATGATTAGATGTGGATATAGACTGTTCAAGTCAAATGATGCAACCCAATTA